CTATCAAGACTGTTTTCCTAGAAATTCTAGACCACTTGTGGACAATCATTGCCCTAGCAATTGGTTGGCTTGTACTCGAAGGTTCAGCTAAAACTGCTACTGCCAACCTTGTAATAGGTGCAACTATTATCTGGATTCTTACATCAAAAATAAGAAAAAGCTAATAAGGTATAATTAAATCATCTATTAACCAATGGGCGCATAACCATTGGAGTAAAAATGGACAAGAACATTGTCAAAGACCTATCTGGTCGCACAGTAGCATATGTAATCCTAAAGATTAGTGGTGCTTTTGTTGGTGCATCTGCGTTGGGGCTGCAGTTCTGGCAGTCAGTCGTAATGGCAGCTATCGCTGGTGTTATGGAAATTGCTGAGGAAATGTCTCGCAACTACCTGAACGATGGCCAGATTACAACCGACGAACTGAACGCATCTTTCACAAAGTTGCAAGAGCAGAACGAAGAGAAGTAATATGTCGGAGTCACCGGAACTTTATGTAACCCTTGGAAGGATTGAGGAGAGCGTTCGTAATATGCGTGAATCTCAGGACCGTATGGAAAAGAAATTTGACGCACAAGACATTCGTATTAATGAGATCGAACTTGATGTCAAGGAACTAAAGACCCAGCGTGACGATAAAAGCAACAAGGTTGCAATTGCAATCTCAGTTGCAGCGGTTCTAGTGGCCGCCGTAAGCCTCCTATTGCCATAGGGCTGTAGGTTGGAATAATACCCGACAAGGATAAAACCCCCAGTGAGGTGACTGGGGGTTTTATTTATTCCGTATCGAATAGACGTTTACATTGACTACATCCACCTGCATAACATGGCCTGTCGCAGTGTGGGCAATAAAAGTTACTGTCGTCAGTTAAGCGAATTACTCTTTCATCGCAGGCGCATACGAATCTAATAACTAATTCGACACCTTCTTCTTCGTCGTAAATACTTTGAGTTAAGTACTCAACATATTCGACTGGTGGTTGTTTCTTTTTAAATAGATTTATAAGTCGTTTTATCAATTGGCTTATTGTCCCTCATCCACTTGCCACAGTCCATGCACTGATAACGCTGGTATGTGTGAGCCACTGTTGCTGATACTCCACGACGCTGGAGTAGTTTTGATCCACAATTTGTGCAACCATCAGCCATGCCGTGAAGTCCAGCGTGAGGGTGGTTTTTAATCCAAGGTTTTAGAATCTCATAAAGGTCAATTAGCAGATTCACGTCTTGAATCTGGTACTCTTTCATTTCTTTCCACGCTTTGCGATTGCCTGCCATGCAGTCAATCCATAGTTGGAAACCAGAGTGCTTTACTTTCGCACCCACACCGAGTTTTTGAGATACATAGTCGAGCTTATTGCTAGGGAATTTGAACTGGCTACGCACCACACGCATAAGATCGAGTTCTTTATACGGTGAAGGCGGAAGGTAACCATTCTCCAAGAACTCTCGTTTGATGTGCTTACTATCAAATGCCTGTGAGTTCCAACCAACGAGAACGTCGGCTTCTTCCATAAGTTCGTGAAGTGCATCTAGCATCTCCTTTTTACCGTGGTGGTGCACTGATTTAAAGTGAACTTTCTTTTCACCCAGCCAGCGAGCACCAAAGCAGATAACTTCTGTTGATGCCACCAACTGATTGATTGCTACGTTCTGGTCCCAAAGACCCCAAACGTGAGCTAGGTTAGGACTTGTTTCCAAGTCCAGAAATAGAATTTTCATGCGCCCTATTCTTTTCTGTTAACGATTGTTATCGTCTGTATTGTTATCGTTGCTATTGCCACGATCATTCTTTGTGCTGTCTTTGTTCTTATCTAGGTTAATTCTAGCAACCCAAGCGGCACCTGCATCGCCACCCCAAGCATCCCATGCTACACGGCCAGGAGTAGGGAATCCTTTTTCACCAGAGTTAAATCCAGTAGCCTTCTTATCAACTGCGTGGCGAGCAAAGTATGACTTCATTCTGCCAACTACTTCACGGCTAACTGAGTCACCTGATGCTAACTGTGCTGCTCGCTTGCGACCAACGTCAGTAAAACCAGAACCTGCTTTGCCATCTGCGATCCACTTTAGTGCTCGCTTTGCAGCGTTTTGAACACCCTGCGGTGGTTGGTAGGAATCGTTTCCTGATTCAGTAAAGAACTTAAACAAAGAAATAAATGCTTCTTTTTTGCGGTCTTTAGGGAAAGTGCCACCCGGCTTTAGGTTTTGAGCAAGCGAGATTGCAACCATGTGGTCAACTGCCTGCTTCTTAGTCTTGTGGCAAGACTTTACTTCGTATGCGCTGTTAACGGTTGCCCAACCGCTCTTGCACTTAGGGTGCTTGTTGGTGATATAGTAAGGCACTATAGTTCCTGTCCGTCAAAACTGACTTGTAGTTTTTGGTCTCTGCTGTAGAAACCATCTGCTTTAAATATAACTGGTGGAATATTGTTGTATACCCTTTGTAGTCTAACAGTACATTCGCTGTTAGGGCAGTGAGTTGTTCTCTGGTCCTCATGAATGCTTCGGACCTCAGTTGTTGTCCACTCGCATTGAGGGCATCTGTAGTCGTAAGTTGGCATTAGTCCTCCGGCCAGAATCTTTTAAGGGTATTCTTGTGCCCCATGTTCCTAAGATAAATTATACCGTGGCGAACAGCATCTGTTGCGTGTGGCTTACCAATAATAAATGTTGTCTGCCCACGCTTAAGGGTCTCATCTGGCACAAGTTTCTTCTGGCTTGGTGACTGGTAAGTAATTGGCACTTCTGCCATGGCCTCAAGTGCGCCAATAACATAAGCCGGTGTGATATTTGCACCGTGCACTCCGGGCCGTAGCACAAAAGACTCACAAACAATTTCGTCATACCAGTCTGTTGGAAGGCTTTTGAACCAGCGAATAAAACCGACTGGCCCACCAGTAATCTGGTCACAATAGGTAACTGCTGGTCCACGCTTTGGGTCAAATCCAATGATGGCAACTCCGGTTGTTTCACCCGGGTCTAGGCTAAGAATTGTGGGCATTTAGTTTCCTCGTTTGCCAGCAAAGTTTAGCCAAAGAATCACGAGAACCACTATCATACCGGTCAGCATGGAATTCGAGTGCTTCCTTATTCTTTTTGACCTCATCGAACTTGGCTTTCCTGCTGAATAGATCCATATAACTTTCTTCCCTTATCTGCTGTATCCCAACTAATTCCAGTGATTCTACGAAGCATATTGAATGATGTTCCATTTTGTAGAACATCATTGACCAACTTGTAGTCAATCTGTCTGATGCTTCGTGAGAATATGATGGCTCGAATCTTTTCAAGATCTGAACCGTTCACGTTCCCGCCGGTCTTATTGGTCTTTGCCATGAAGCGACTAATTGCAACATGGTTCATTCTGTTCTTTGTTAGTTTTGCTAACTGACGATTAGACATCACACCGTAGTATGATACCTCTTTAAGTAGTTCCTTAAATTCATCGTCGTTTAGTTTGTGTGCCGTATCACGAAGGCGAATTGCCAATGCGATAAACACTAGTGCTTTGTCTGGTTTCATGACAGTATCTCCAAATATGTCTTGTGTGTTTCTACAACTGTTTTAACTCTTGCTTGTGAACGCAGTGCGTCAACCATTTCATCAAACTCACGCTTACGCTTGTTGCCGAATCTCTTGTACGCTTCTTCGTAGCGGACCTTGCCACCCTTGTTTTCTACAAACGCTTCTAGGTTATCTACTTCTCGTTGCCATTCTGATTCGCTAATCGAAGCAGCCATACGCACAAGGTTCTTAAACCAATCCTCCGAGTAGTGGATGGCAATAAGAACGTGGTCAACCTGCACCTCATCTGAACGGTCATACATTGCTAGTAGCACTGCACATTTCCAGATTGACAACGCTAGACGCTGACGTGATGGTTCGATTGAATCTTCGTTCGGGTGACCTTCGGTGAAAGTTCCCATGTCCCATTTGAACTTGTTGAATCGGGCCAAAGCTTCATCAGTCATGCGAACAGGTCTAGGGAATGGTGCACCCTTCTTCTGCCAGTACAAAGCACTGTCATAGATTGAGCGCACAAGGTCTTCCATCTCAAAGTCTTGGTATGACGCAACTTCATCTTGCGCCTGTTCCACTGCTTCAAGTTCAAAGGTTCGCTCCGGTGCGTCTGCAACAACGTACAAGAAACGAGCCAAGAAACCTGAGCGGAAGTAATCCACTGTAAGAATCTCAGACACTTTACTCGTAATACCCATAAGGTACATGATGAAGTTTGTTTCAGCACGATCTGACTGAACCGCTGTGCTTGCACTCTTACCACCGGTTGAACGAATAACAACAGGAACATGGCCATCGTACAATTCAGTGAACTGGTCAGCGGCTGTTGCCATGTAAGTCTTAGTGACGAACTCTTTAAACATACCCTGAACTTCATCACGGTGGAACATTGATGTCATCTTGTCACGGCCAGCCAAGTGCTTCACAAGACCTTCAGCGGTTACGTTTGAACCGATGTCAATCTGGTAGCCAACATACTTTTCGTATGAGCGAATCATGCGTAGCATTAGTTGACGTGAGGTTGACTTACGGCTAAGGGTTGTTTCACCAAGTAGCATGAACCAAAGGTTCAGACCTAGTTTGCCATACTTTGGTGTACCATAACCGGTATCAGAAAATGCAGCAGACAATACTGTAAACGCCGAAGCAATCTGATACTGCACTGCACCGTCAGTCTTTTTACCAGCCCAAGCAACATACTTGTCAATGAATGTTGGGTAACGTGCCACAAAGTCACGCTCTGCCGGCTCAAGGAAGTCAACGGTGCGGTCAAACTCTGCAGATAGTTCAGCTGCAAGCGGTTCGATCTGGGCCTCTGGCTGAACGAACTGAGCCTGCGCACGAATCACTTCACGCCACAAGTCACCGTCTGGATCAATGCGCTTAGTGCGCTTAGGGTCATGGTACTTGTTGCACTTTGCGTGTTTAGCAATAACAAAAACTTCTTCAGCAGAAAGACCTGCACGGAACAGTTCCATCTCAAGTTTCCACAACATCTTAGAAGTATCCGAACTTGCACTAGGCTGTTCAAGGTACAAAGACATGATGTCAGTATTTGCTGGAATCTTGGCAAGGACCGCCATAACCTCAGGTGTCTTTTCCGGCAGTGGGACATTGCTCACTTCAAGTACAGACTCAACCTCAACATCGGCATAAACCTTCTCGATTTCTTCAAGGGTGTAGACTACGCCGGTTGAATACGCTTCAACCGTTTGCTTTTCAGCATACTTGCTATTGGCTGTATTTGGGATTCGCAACAGTTTCGTTGGATTCCAACCGGAAAGATCACACCCTTGGTCCTTGTGCCCGTAAGCGATACGCTTAGAGGCCATGGCGATACGGTGAGGGTCGTATGAGTTGTCTAGAACCCAGTAGGTGTGCCAGCGACCCTCAGAGGTCTTAACAATAATTGATGGCTGTAGTCGGAAATTCTCCGGTGCACAAGTGTCAGCATCTGCGTAAACTACAGCAACAGACTTTGCGTTCTCACGGATGCGACGCTGTTCGTAGTAAACAATTGGCGAGAAGTAAACGTCGCTTGCTGACTGCACCTTAGCGTAGGCAACCATCTCATCAATGTCGTCAGGGTATGAGAAAAACTTCTGCACTGTAGGGTTACCATGAGCGTCTTTGGTTACGATTGTTGTGTAACCGGCACCGTTACCGTAAATTGTTTCGAGGAAATCTACTATCTCCATTGCGCCATCTTTCTTTTCTCCTTTTTAATATTACATTGCAGATTCTGAAGGAGTCGAACCTTCGCTTGCGGTGTTGGAGACCGCTGTGCTACCGTAACACTTAGAACCCATTGCACTAGGCTCCTTCAACCATACGGAACAGGGGACCTAGCACTTGTCCTACCACACCTTGGACCATTTAGCTTGTTGCACTTTGTGAGCGGTGTGGAATCTTTGTTGCATTGTATCAGCTGCTCTGATACTTGGGATTTGCGGCCTACTCAGAACCCATTTCCCTGCCAGTACTTCGTTACTGGTCGAACGCTAGGGCCCTACTGGTATTACTTCCCTAGACTGCTGCCCCTCCTGGACTCGAACCAGGAACCTTAGAGTTAACAGCTCTCTGCTCTGCCATTGAGCTAAGGGGCAAAACCTGACGAACTGGAGTGATTAAATCCTTAGTCAGGTGGTCTCTTGCATCTCGCCAACCATAACCCAGCCGAAACCAACGCTGGACTAGCAGTCGTCTAAGTGGTTATCACCCACCGACTCTGCGGTTGTGGAACTGCTGGGAGTTGCACCCAGGTCCTATGCTATTCCGTATACGGCTTTGTAGCATAGTCGAAACTACTCCAGTCCCTTGAGGGAATCCCGTGTTCGGGTATATACAAGCCGAACTATCTTGCGGTTCCCTCCCGACTCCGCTAGGAATCGGTGGCCAAGTGATGCAACTTCAGTACTTGGCATTACTTACTTCTGCTGCATCGTGCCTCGAACAAGAATCGAACTTGTTTGCATCAGGGAAAGGAGGGAACCCGATACTCCACCAGTGGAGGCTAGTGAACCAGTTTAAAGACATGGTTCAGGTCTGCCCACTAGTTAGTTAACCCAAGCATCAGATACTGGAGTTGCACCAACTGCCGAGAGGTTATCGACAGCCGAAGATGCGCCCTTGGCGTTAAAGCCAGAAACGTTGTTCTCCGCAGAATACTGTCCCTCTGCTTCACGGATGGTTACACGAGCCTCAGTCGCCTTGCCCAGAATCTCTGAAGGTTCTGGAATAGCAAATGAACCCTTGACCGAGTAACCAAGAGACTCAAAGAAAGACTGAGTCTTCCAGAAGTCACCTGCCACATAAAGTGGAATGTAAACGAACAGACGACGGTTCTCGTACTGTCCTTCTGAAATGCGCAACTGCACATTCCAACGAGGCTTACCAGCGTTAGCACCAGACTTTACAGTCTCAGCCTTCACCTCATAAACGGTTACTGCATAGTTGCCCTTTGGTACCGGACCCAGATCGTTGCTCTTCTGCTGTGGCAGATTGTCTGGAATGTCAATGATTAGATTACTCATTACTTCTTTTCTCCTAGGTTGTTAATTGCATCGATGATTTTCTTCATGCTTGGTTCATAAAGTTTGCCCGGCAAACCGAAGCGGTTACCTGAAACCAAGCGATCTGAGGATTGCAAGTGTAGCACACGCTTCACACCATCCTCCGTTTTCTCACCAGTCAAATACCCAATGATATCTGGGATTGCTGGCAAGGTGTTTTTAGCCGAGCCAGGAAGCATTGGCATAATCTTTACTGCGCCAGTCTGCTCATCTTTCTCGTCTTGTGCGTGAGCAATAAGGATTGATAGGAACGGTGCTGAGTGAAGTGCACGAATTGTTTTGTTCGTCCATTCCTTCAAGTCACCCCACTTGCCAAACTTATTGTTCTTGTTCTCTGGCTTCTCACCAAAGGCTTTCTCTGCACGGTCCATAGCCACGCCAAGCGTGTCAATGATTACCGTCTTGTACTTGTGCTTTGTGGTCAGCAGACCCTCAAGCACCTGCTCAAGATTAGTGTGGTTGTCAACGCTGATAACGTCAACATCTTTCCAGTCACGAGCAATAGCTGCTGCTCCACCCTCAACGTCAATCAAGAGCACCGGTGACAAAGCGGCTACTTCGCTGGCTGATGCAGCCAACCAAGTCTTACCATTCTTCGGGTCACCGTAGAGCAGGATTGACTTCGGGGCGTTTAGTGCCTCAGCCTTTTTAATGAACTTGGCAAAAGCCAGTTCTGGGAAATTAGCGTCGCTCATTTCCATCCTTTCCTATGTTGTGTAATGTAGATAAACAGCATAACATATTCGGTTATTCCCGAATATGTTAATTTCTTTTTAACTTTGTGAATCTGATTAACTTGTAAAACTTGTGGATAATACTGAACACAATCAGCATACCCATAGACCACACCAAACCACGAAGGGCCGGTGTGTCCAGTTCAACCACTGCGGTAAACAAGATACCAGCGATTGACAGCCTAATCAACGCTCCAAGGCTTACAACAACCCATAGAGCAGTATTAACACTTAAATTCCCATTGCGCATTTGAAACAGTCCGCATCTTTCTCAATAGATTCAAGGTCAACACCGGACTGGATCTGACCCCAAAGGTTCTCAAGCCTGCCCCAGATAGCCAAAGCAAACTCTTCCGAATAGTCAAAAGTGTGAGTCCAAATGTCGGCCTCGGTCGTGCCATCACGGTTGATAAAAACAAGCGAACAACCATCAACAGGTGTACCACCACGGTTCAGGCCCCAAGCGTACAGTTGCATCTGAGCAACATACTTCATCAGAGTCGCATAACTGCCCGAGTCTTTCACTGGTTCACCATTCTCAAGAGCATCCAGCACACGACGCATCTTCTTCATCTTGTCCCGAGAAGAAGTTTTCCAGTCAATCAAGTGGTCGTGCTTAACAAGCATCAGGTCCGGCTTGCTGTTGATTGTGCCATACTCCGGCAACTCACCAAGATTAATCTTCTGCTCAACAACACAACCCTCAAGTTCAGGGAAGTCAGCAATGTCAGCCTTATCAATAGATTCCTCAATGAATGAGTGCACTGCTGTACCAATCTTGCCACCAAGCCAATACTTTGATGGTGTCTCCGGTGCACCAATAAGAGCCTTCGCTAAGTGATAAGAACAAGGGTCGCTAATCTGGCTAGCACCAACCTTCTTCTGCTTATCACGCTCAGTCTCAAGTTTAAACAACCTAACCGTTAGGTCGTGAACCTGCAAATCGTGCAACATTTTTCTCCTTAATTAAAATAACTTACTGTTTTTTCTCCGGGCCTCAGCACCAAAATCGATACCGCCCCAAACTCCGTGCTCCTGATCGCTGGCAACAGCGAAGTCATAGCAAAGTTTCAACAGCGGACAGTCTGTACAAAGAGACTCACAATCATCCTCACTCAGACCAGACTTCTGCCAATAGTCGTGGTCTTCATCCTCAAGACCATAGCCATCATAGTCAACATAAAAGTATGGGTTATTCTTGCAGGGCCAAGACATATGAGTGTCCTGACCTTCACACAAAGCATTCCAAGAATCAATCGCTTTCTTTGGGATACCAAAGTGTAGCGGTTCATACTTATCAATTGTCTTATCGCCAACAGCCATTACTTATTATCCTTTGGGTAGTCTGCCATCCAGTAAAAGATTGCCTCTACTTGTGATGATGTATGTGATAGCAAATCAACAATGTGAGCCTGTTCACCAAAGTCACGTTGAAGTGCACTCTTTAATGAACTAGATAGAAACTCTAAATAGTCCTCAACTGTAAAATATGTTTTCATTACTCCTCCTTCTTAAAATGACACTCACAACTACAGATTGCAGCAGTAGCATTGATAATGCACTGCTCGTGCCTATTAGTTAGACACCAGCCAAACAATGCCATTACCGGCCTTCTCTAGCCTTGATTGCTACAGACAAGTCACCAATCTTATCAAGACGGAAACCAGACCAAGTACCAATCTCACTCTCAATGATTGGTGCAGACATTAGACTCTGCTCCTTAAACACTTCGAGTTGATCCATATCTTCTTCAAGGTTATGTTCGGTGTATTTTATTCCCAACTTGTCAAATTGCTTTTTAGTCTGGGTGCACTGTACGCAATTGCTTTTGGTCCATACTTTAATTTCCATTTGTTTCTCCCTTGATAAGTTCGATTGCTTCGTCAATGCCAATTAAGTTGTCCAGCATTGTTGGCTTGTAGTCTGCTGGATGCGGATACTTCTCTGCTTCTAGCAACTTGACAATGCGTTCATTTTCATAAGCCACCCCGGACCTAAACCCTTTAGTATATTCAGTATCACCCATACTATCCTCTCAAACTTGCATTCATTGCCAACTGGTCCTTTACCAATTTAGACAACTGACCTTCGTCATACGTTCCCTCAGCGATAATGTCAAACGACAACACACTCTTCTTCTGACCCTGACGGTCAAGACGGCCAGCTGCCTGCTCATTTAACAAACGATTATCATCCTTAGACAACCATATTACCGTAGAACAAACCTCCTGCAAACCATCAGTACCCTCACCAATTGCAGCAATAACAGCCACAATAGCCTGAGTTTTACCAGCAATAAAAGACTCCAAAGCCTCATCACGCTGATGTTGTGACGCACGACCAGACCACTCAAAAGACTTAATGCCGGCCTTCTCCAGTCTAGCCACAGTCACCTGAGCAAACTTCTGAGAATGAGTCAAAATCAGCAACGGCTCACCATCCGGCAAATCGTCAATGATCTGGAACATCTCATCTAACTTGCTTGACTTACAATCATCAGCAAAAGAGACAGCCCCACTATCATCGACAACAGGAACACCGAGAGTAATCTGTCTAAGTCTAATTCTAGCCGCAATAGGAACTTCTGCAACCATCGGGTTGCCTTCAAGCCAAACAACAAGGTCCTTCTCCATCTTCTTATAAATTCTACGTTGCTCCGCTGACAATTCAACAGTGCGTTCCTCTGTCTGCATCTTGGGCAACTCAGAGTCCATCCCATTCTCGTGAAAGTCACAACACTTCTCACGCTTCAAGTGACGGATATAACAAGGCATACTGCTAACAATTGCTCCTGGACTACGCTCACCCGAAACAGTCTTACCAGCAAACGGGTCAAACTTGGTAGTGCAATACTTATCAACCCAAGCCCAGAATGAACGACCAGCAACCTCCGGATAAATCCAACGAATGACCGACCAGAAACCCTCAATCTTATTACCAGCAATTGTGCCAGACAAACCAAGACGACGCTCCGCTTTCAAACTTTGCAACATAACAGCAGTCTTACTCTTACGATTAGATGCACGGTGTATCTCATCAAAGACAGCGAAATCTGGTTTACAACCAGCCCAACTAAACTTACGAAAGAACTCTGGACTAATCAAATACCAGCCAACAACACCAGCGTGAAGATCAGCGAAAGACTTCTTACCGTCAACAGTACTGTTCACATAGCGGACACTAGCATCAGGTATCTGACGAACAATAGTCTTCTCCCAAGCCCTCTTATGTGTACCCTTCGGTGCAATCACAAGGTTCACCTGAGTGCTAAGGCGCTTGCCAACTTCAATAGCAATCAATGTCTTACCGCCACCCACCTGAGTAGCAACAACACCAGTGCCATTATTATCAACGATACGCTGGATGTCCCTCTCCTGATAAGCGTACGGTTTCAACATTGTATCTACCAACCTAGATTTTCCCAATCTGCTTCAGGATAAAGTTCCTTCAGCGTCTCACGCAAATCTTCAAAGTCAATAAAGTATCGAGTCTTAGGCCCAAGCAAGCCACCATCAGCCCACACTTCAAAGTCAGACCGGTCAACCAAGTGAACACCAACAGCAATATTGTTATCACCTGTTGCGTCAACGATCTGAGAACGGTGGTGGTCTGCTTCCTCCTGCAGTTCATCAATGTCATAAATGTCTTCATTATTATCGTTGAAGGCATCTTCAAAATAAGTCATTTACATCTCCTTGTATTCTAAATTTTCGTAGCGGTTATATGCTTCGTGCTGTGTATAAATATTTTCTTCTAGAAAATCCGGTGTGGCTTCTGACGGCGGTGTCCAATTTCGTGTTTGATACACCGCCACCAGCAGAGCAACAAGTGGAATACCTAGAAAGCCAACAAAGAATGCGGCTACTAGGTTCATTGCTACTCTCCCGTAATCTGCCCAATAACTTCTTGAACAAGCCCATTACGATATGCTTGCGGAATTACGAAAGCGTCACCTTCAATAAGTGACAGGTCTCCGTCAAGCACCTTCACAACAGCGTAGCCGGATACAGAACCAGCCCCGACATCGTGAAGGGATAAGCCCCAAGACCCATCACCAATGGCGTTGAGTGAGAACTTGGTGCTTGTTTGTGCCACCTGAGGAATGCCCTCGTTGGCGGTGTTCAAGATTTCCTGAACGGTACGATAGTTGGTTGTGCCAATCGCTTTACCCAGTTGGGTTCGTGGCACACCAGCCTCATCTGCTAGTCGCATAGCAACATCTCGTTCGATACGGTAAGAGGAAACACGTTCCTCTAACTCGTTCTTCAACTCGGCTTCGATCGTAGCCTTAGCAATTGTGTATGACAAATGCTTCTCAGCCAAGGTGTCCAGTGTTGCTTTTGCGTGTGGTGAAAGTTTAGTCATACTATTCCACCACAATCGTACTAACTTTGATAGTTGGAAACAGCGACGCAAACGCCTGAATGTTATCCTCAGGCAAAACCTTAGTGGTCTCAAAGTTTGCGATAGCAATCATTGCGTCTTCGTCCTCTGATGAAGGGTAAAGTCCTATGTTTAGAACTTTCTTCTCCAGCCCAGCAAACAAAGCCTGCTCTGCGTCTGGATTTTCTCCAGCAAAAGCATTGACAGCGTGGCCAATATCTAGATAGTGTCCTGTAATTTTCATTGAATATGTATTCATTTCAATCCTCTCCTGTTGCATTAGTGTATCCGGTATAAGTCTATACCTCGTTGTTTTATTCCCTATAATCCTAGAAACCTACGGATGTGACCATCTGGTGCTTCATCATACTCACCCTCTAAGTACAGGGTTAGCACCTTTTGAAGGATAGGTCTGTAAGCCATAGTTGCTTTGAAGTCAATGTACTCAGCCATAGCACTCCACTGCTCATCAGTAATCTGAATATCATCCTCACAAAAGTGAGAAAGATACTGCTCCATATTTTCTTTATCCCAAGTCTGAATGACCTGACCTGTTTCAATAGCCATTAGGCCACCTCCAATTCGTATTCTGGCAATGAGTCAAGGTACTGCTTTAGTAGGCTTGGTGCGTCAATGGCTAACTCATCAAAGTTATACCACTCGTCAATGCCACCAACATAGTCATCAATGCCATTATCTTCAAGCCATCTGCCGTGACCAATAGCGTGTGTCACAACCTCTGCCTGCTCAACCGTTAGATTGTCATCAAGGTAAAAGTCTAGTCGATCGAGCACCTTAGTGGTATCAACCGTATAGTAGCCTTCATCAATGTACTGCCCAAAAGCAATTATTGAAAAACGGTAATCATCATTCACATAAATGTTGAAAACATAATCTTTACTACTCATCTGTATCATCCTCCTCAGGAACAAAATCAAACACTTGCTTCAGCAAACTAAGATGTAGCCTGCCTGCTTTACGGGCGTGAGCCCATTGTCCGGTAGTAGTCAGGTGAGACTCTAACAACTTCAAACCAGCCAACACCGAATGGATATCCGTATTCTTCATAGAAACATCCATTAGATTTTCCTATTGTCTGGCAACATCCAATACCCAAACACATCAACCGCTTTATCATTAGGCGTACCAAAGTAGCGACCGTCCGGGGTGTGCTCCTCCATAACCCTAAACAAGTAATCGGTGTAATCATCCAGCGTCTCAGCCGGATACGGCATACGATACTCGATACGGTTGCGTTTCAAATAACGCACAAAATTCTTCACAAGCACCGGCTCTTCTAAAGAACCGACACTAGCGACAAGTTTGTAGCGTTCCCAATGTTGCTTCATAGTTTAGTATCTCCTAGTTTCAAGGTGGGTAAACTTTGCGTCACCATCACCAACTGAAATAATCTGTTCATCCTCCCAAAGGAAAGACCCTTCGACCTCGTAGCCCATACCGTCACGCAACATATCCCACGCCTTCTCTTGGGCCTCATCTACCGAGTCAGCCGTCACAAATACACGGTACAGGCAACTGCCAGTCTGGTCAATTTGGTACACTTTTGGATTACTCATTTATCTCCTCAACTAATTCAACATCAAAACCATAGTCACGCTCAACAACTTCAGGCAACTCATACAAATCGTAAGCCAATTCTTTAGCATTGTCAATGCTATCGGCTTCAATGTCAAAATACCCTGTCGAATACTGGCTATATCTAACTCTGAACTTACTCATCATCCACCTCTCTCAAAGACCACTCAAGGTCATCATAACTAAAATTGCCAGTATCAACCTCACCCAATCGATCGAGGGCGTTATTGATAATCTGCTCGGCTTCATCTTGATTAGCCACACCAGTCACCTCGTACTGGAATGACATAACACCATAAAAACTAGCCATTACTGCTCTTCCTCTCCAACAACCTGATACTCCCAACGAGCGTCAGTCTGATACTCCATAACTTCATCACTATCAAGGTCACGGGCTAGGTTGATAGCGTCGTGCTCATTAGGGGCATACACTTCAACCTCGAACTCGTTGACCTGAGTGACTGCAATCGTATACCTACGCATTAGTTGCTCCTCTGACCACAACGATTACAAGTACAAGCGTGACCGGCAGGTCTAGTCGGTTCAGGGTTTAGACGCTCACTTGTCGCTTCGTCCTGGACTAACACGGTACGAGTGAACACGCTAGAACCCCACGATAAATCGTGACCGATAGCGTCCGCTTCAATCTCTACACTTGTGCCAGCCCGTTCACCATTGTCCCAATCACGCAGACGCAGGTTGCCAGAAACAATAATGCGGTCACCCTTGTTGATAGAACCAGCAGTGTTGATAGCAAGCGAATGGAATGCCGTAATGGTGTACCAGTTAGTTTCCCCGTCAATCCAACGATTAGTTGCTGTGTCGTAGCGTCGTACAGAACTGGCTAGGCGAAACGAAGTAATAGGCAAACCGTCTTGGGTGACCAAGTGGCGTGGTGTTGTGGCTACAAGGCCGATGGTGCTAATTGAATGAATACTCATATATATCAATCTCCTTTTTATTTAGACTAGTCGTCTAAGTCTCGAATATTATCTCCACCACAACTCGGGCAGAAACTTACATTACTTGTGAACTCCATATGAAAACCGCAATCACTACATTGAACCATAATTACACACCCCTGTCAAACGAAACACCGTTCGTTGCGAAAATGTTATTTATATGACCCAGACCCATTTGGAGAACATCCTCCAAACCGTCATAAATGTTGGTCTCGTCATCAGATTCAAGCCAACGCAGTTGGTCATCCTCAAAGTCAAAGACTGGCTCACCAATCCAATTCTGAACCCCCTCCACCTTGAACCGGCTAGAGCGTGGGTCAAACGATACTGCGAACATAAATTGTTTACTCATTGTTGCTCTCCTTTGTAATGACATAGGCCAGTCCAGCAATCGCCAACATCAGGATAGAACCTGAGTTGCCAATACGACCGGCAAGGTCTAGGTCGAAATCGTTTCTCAAATAGTACAAGATATTACTCCGTACAAACTCAACACTAGCGAATAGTATTGCTAATGTCAAGGCTATTTTAGTAATTGTTTTCACGGGACATCTCCAATGTTGCGAACTCAAGAATCATCTCAAGGTCTCGGGCCTGAGCATAACTCAGAGTGGACAATTGTTCAGGGGTCAAGTAGTAAAAGAACTCAGCATAGACATCAGACTGCCCCGTAGAGACCGAATAGTCGGTCATAAAGGTTAGAGCCTTATTCTTAGTACTGAACACCTCTACAGGGCGATAGTCGTCTCTCTCGTAGACACCTACGGCTTTGATTCTAGACATTGGCAGTCTCCTTCTTGTGAACAGGGGTTGCCCCCGGAATTGAATCGATCGAAATATCTTTCTTGACTTTCTGATTCACCTTGATAGTGAACTCGATAGCCAAAGTCTGATTATTAGCGATAGTGGTCAGAATGTCAACCCAGCACTCCTCATACGAGTTGCGAACAGGGAACGGCTCAGTTGTGTCGTAGGCGTAGAAACAGTAAATCTCCTGCTCTGCGTCACCGACCCATTGGGTTTCATAACAAAGGTCACCGACCACTTTAGAACCAACACGAATCTCGTCATAGTTAGGATGACGGGTGATAGTGAAGACTCCGGTCAGGTTTTTACCCTCGGTTGCTGGTGGTAATTTCTTCATAATTCTCCTTGATTTTAGCGACTGAATATGTTATTAGGTTGAAACATATTCGTGAAGCATACTGAATATGTTATCAGAATTGTGTGACTATTTCACTATGTACTACATTATTACGCTGTAAAAATAGTGTTTTTTTTCTTGAAATAAATAATGTTTTTGAATGTTGTGTTTTTGGTTTCGGGGCAATCGACGGAATATGTTTCAAAAATAGGGGAAAATGAAACATATCCGTGACGACCCCGAGGGTTTTGATACTTGTATTATATGTATATATTATTTTATATAATAATATATATATAAATATACTACAGTCCTAGTTGAGTATGAAAACATATTCAGTCGGACTAGTCCCAAAGACCATAAACACCCCCATCAAAGTTATTAGCCAAAGGCTTAGAATGATGGTCACGAATCTGATAAGCACTCGCCCAATCATCCCAAGCATAAGTATTACCGTGAACATCAATATAACCCATATACATCAAGTCCTCGACCGTACCGACATAGTTGCCGTCGTGGTCAAAATACTCACCATAGTTATTGACATCCAAACCAAACACCTCAGGGAACTCAGATGAAAGATACTCATCACCGGCTAACTCCCAAGTGCTAGGCACTTCGACATCACCAAACGCAGACGCATACCGAACATACTGAGGAGTCGTATTGCTAGGCTTGCCATAACCAATACCGTGACCGCCAGAAGTCATATTGCGATAATTGCCATACGAATACCAAGCAGAATCCTGGAACTTAGGGTCAGTCTCAGGCAACTCCTCAAACCCGTCAAGACGACCGGCACGAACAGTCAACAACTTACGCTCCTGAACCTCAGTCATAAACTCAGGCTTGAGACCTGCCCGCTTCAGAGCAGACTTCAGAATAGACTCAGTAGACGCAAAGACAAACGAGCCATCCTTGAGTTGTGCTATAAACAGCGGTGAATGACTGATACGAGCCACCTTCAGAACACCATAGTCATTCTCATCCAACCAAGCAACCGAAGCGTCACCGTCAAGCATAGAGAACTTGTCAGTATTTCGATCGAACTGCTGAAGGATAGCAGGAATAACCGAAGTATCAACCTCAGGCAACTTGCCGTCCAACTCAGCACGAACAAGGTCGTGATTATAGATAACACCATTGTGAACCAGACTGATAGAACTATCAGGAGACTGGACAGGGTGATTATTAGCCATAGTCGTAATCTTGCCGTGAGTAGCATACCTAGTATGTAAGATGACACTCTGAGCAGAGCGAGGCATACCCTTCAGATTCAACTTAGCACCGGCTACATCTTTCTTGAAGAAACCTGACGCATTGCGAGACTGATACGCATAACCCGAGGCCTGATTGCCACGAACATCCATCTCAGTAAGCAAAGCATTGCTAAGTTTACGAGGGTTGACCTTTGAAGTATTTGATAATGAAAAACCGCCAATTCCGCACATAAATACCACCTGCTTTCTGTTTGTGTTGTGTTGCTATGTAATAAAAATTGTATAGTGTTATGGACTACTTGTCAAGTCCATTCGGAAACTAATTCTCACAATCGTGCCCGAATGACCATTCGTTCAAGTCAGAGTCATTCAGTAAATCAAACTCTCTCTGACATTCAATACAAACCTGTATAAATGACTTCATAAATGTCTCTCGCTTTCATAGTTTCGTAAATTCTTTTGGGCTTGTTTTGCCCTTGTTCAATAAGTATTACATAGGTACATAGTGTTGTCAAGTCGAAATGGGAAAATAGTCATACAAAGTTTCGATCGATTTCTTGTAGGTTTCATACAATAAGCCCCCGTATAAACTGCCCCGATATCTCATAGCACATATCTCAACAAAAAACAATCCGTTTCGGGATGAGTTTGATAACATTTTGGTAACAAAAAACAGCCCCGAAAACTGCCCCCGTCCAATCTCACCGGCACTCTCAAGGAGACACGACACGCCCGGGAAGGGGCGGGGCCCCCAGCAGTCTTTATACGAATGCCTTTTAGGGGGACAAGCCCCCATAAAAGGGCATTGTAAAAGCCTGCGACAAAGCCACTCGCATCCGCTCGGACTTTGCTACGCACGGGCTTCGCCCGGCTGATTCATTCAGGCTTGCGCCCTGAACCTTTAGGCTCCGGCAAAGCCGTCGCCGGTCAAAGTCAAAAGCAAAAGCGATAATGCGTGGCTAGTCGCCACGCTCATTCTTTGGCTAAAACTGGGATAAAATCCCAGCCCCAAAGTTAGAACCAAAAACAAAGAATGAGCCTCCGGCACACTTTCTAATCACTCCGACATTTATAATGTCGTTCGTGGCGCCCGATTTTTGCGACACGCCCGACAGCGTGGTGGTATCTGTGGATAACGCTGTGGATAGTTGTTTACCTAATGTTCACCTAAATTGGCACACGACACGCCAAAACTAGATTAGGCTTGCCATAGGCAAGCCGAGCGGCGAGCCCCAAAATAGGAGATAAAAAAATGGCACTTTCAGCCAAAACCACAATTTCGGAATTCGTGAACCAAATTGCCGAACGAGAAACAACCAACCCACGCCCTTGCCGTCGCTTTGGTGTCGAAATCGAAACGCCAGAAGCCGGCAGAATTTCTGCCGACGGATTCAGCAAAACCCACGACCCAAGCGTTAGCGACCCCGAGTGCGAGTGCGAGTGCGAGGAGTGCTACCACTCTTGCGATTGTGGAAACTGCGACCTTAGCAACGGATACGGCGAATTAGACCATTGTGGAGAATGTACCGCCAACGAATTGGCACTTGACTATTCCAAAGGCAACAGGTCCGACGCTTACGGCGTAATAAAAGACACCTGCCAAGAATTGTTAGCAATCGACAGCCAGCACCAAGACGAATACCGAGGACACCCATACGGCGGGCACATTCACACCGAGGCAAGGGACTTGACCCCGCTAAAACTTGCCCTACTGATGAGGTACTACCGCCACGCCCAACGACTATTCCCAACCGAGGAATTTTTTGGCAGGGACACAAACGATTACTGCTCGCACCTATCAGAAAGCGACATTGAGCAAACCGCCCAAGGCTGGCAGATAGACAGAATGGTTGCCGTGAACACCCAAAATGTTCTAAACTTCCGTGAGCGTTGCGAAAACTACCCCGACCGATACAACAAAGACACCAAGGCAAAATCTACGGTTGAGTTTCGCCAATTCGCCAGCACAAACGACTGGCGTCTAACGCTCGCCCGTGTTGCCTTTTGTGTTGCCCTAGTGGACTACACCGCCCAAGGGTTGCCTCCTTACTGGCTACTTCGCACCCAGACTTGGCAAGACTTCGCCAAGGAAATCAAAATGTAAACAGCCCCCACAAAGTAGCCCCCGAGAAATCGGGGGTTTACTTTTGCCCGCCGGCTCGCCCGTTGCCTTTGCCCTTTGTCCAGGCTAAATCCAGATCTGCTGCCGACAAAACCGGTCGGCTGCAGGTCTTGATTTTGCTTCGCAACGCTTGGACAATGGCTCAAGCTTAGAC